CCCGAAAGGACCCCGATGAAGAAGCAGCACCAAGTGAAGATGAAGTCGAAGGCCAAGGTGGTCGTCCCCGTCACCGGGGGTGGCCCGGTTGTCGCGTTCGATCAGTACGCCTCGGCGCACCTGAAGCGGCACGCGAAGAACATCCCGTCGCAGCAGGCGTTCGTCAAGCCGGGGTCCCGCAAGATGGTCGAGGCCGATGACTTCGCCGCTGGCACCCGCGAGGCGGCATGAAGACCACCACCACTGCTACCGCTGTCAAGTTCCGACCCTACACCGTAACGCTCACGTTCGAGTCGGCTGCCGAAGAGTTCGATGCCATCAAGGACCTCGTCCCCACCTTCGGTACTGCGCTCGAGCCTCTCTACAACACGCTGTGCAAGATCGCGAAGAAAGCGGGGAGACCCACTGATGAGTAAAGCGTCCAACCAATTGCCACACGTCAGTGCCGCGAAGGCCGTCGAAGTCGCATTCCTGGCCCTCGATGGTGTGCAGCAGTGCGAGCCGGGTGAGGTCCTCGCGGGCATCACCTTCCTCTGCTACCTGATGCACCAACAACTCGGACTGAGTGTGTCCGACACCTTCAATCAGTCGCAGCGCAGGTACGACATCGTCGACACCTACTTCAAGCGCGAGGCACAAGCACTGAGCGACTACATCAACGGAGAGATGCGATGAATGTGTACGCAAAGGTTATTGATCTTCCGCCACCCCCGAAGACCATCGTCATCGAGATGAGTGAGGCCGAGGCGCGGAAGTTCATGGCTTGGATGGGCAATCAATGCGGCTACTTTGACCTGTTCCAACGCCTCCAACGAGCGCTGGCGTGACCTACACCGACTACCTGATCAAGCACGCACGCCGGTACTGGTCTCGCGGCCAGCATCTCCCCGGCCCCCTGTTCCACGAAATGCTTCGAGCCAAGCTGGACGTTGACGGTCTTGAAGAACTCTACATGAAGAAGGATGCAGACTGATGGCTGAGAAGCGCACCAAGAAACCGAAGCTCCCGACGTTCGTGACCCCGAAGGGCACCGCACGTTGGGCGTATCTCACGAAGCCCGACACTCAGTTCAACGCCGAGGGTGACTACAAGGTCACGCTGGTGCTGCCGAAGGATGACGCAGACACCGAGGCACTCCTGAGCAAGCTCAAGCCTCTGCACAACGAGGCTGTCAAGCAGGCCAAGGATGCCTTCGCGAAGAACCCGAAGAACAAGAACAAGAAGTTCGACAAGAAGATCAACCCGTTCTTCACGGATGAGACCGACGACAACGGTGACGCCACCGGCAACGTGCTGATCAACTTCAAGCGCAAGGCATCGGGCACTCGCGAAGACGGTTCGTCTTGGACCGCGAAGCCTGACCTGTTCGACGTGAAGGGCGTGAAGCTCGACCCGTCGGCGCGTGTCTTCGGCGGCTCGAAGATCAAGGTGCAGTTCGCCGTCAAGATTTACGACTCGCCTGCGTTCGGTGCTGGCATCAGCCTGATGCTGAACGGCGTGCAGGTCATCAAGCTGGTCGATGGCGAGCGTGACGCAGGGTCCTACGGGTTCGGTGACGAGTCTGATGACGAAGACTCCGACGTTGACTCCACTACGTCTGACGACACTGACACTGACACCGAAACTGGCGACGGCACGACAGAGGCAGGTCAGGCCGGTGACGATTTCTAACCGGCGCAGACGGAACCCGGGACTAGCTCTCGGGTTTCGTTCTGGTCTCGAAGCTGAAGTGATGGAGCAGATCAAGAAGAAGGAAGGGGTGGTGAAGTACGAGACCACCAAGATCGAGTACGTCGTGCCAGAACGCTTGGCAAAGTACACCCCCGACTTCGTGCTTCGCAACGGCATCATCATCGAGACCAAGGGTCGCTTCGTCACCGCCGACAGGCAGAAGCACCGACTGATCAAAGCGCAGCACCCGCATCTGGACATTCGCTTCGTGTTCACCAACCCCAATCAGCGCATCAGCAAAACGTCGGCAACGACCTATGCCATGTGGTGCGAGCAGTACGGGTTCCGGTACGCGAAGAAGACTGTGCCCGATGCGTGGTTCAAGGAGACAACGTGTTGAACAACCTCGTCACTGGAATCATGCTCGTCGGGACCCTCACAGGGTTAGCCGGGTGGATCAACAACATCATCTGGACGTGTCACCAGACTGAACTCGGTCAGGTTGCGTTCGGCATTATCGGCGTGATCGTCGCCGTCGTGGGTGCTGCCCACGGTATCTATCTCTGGTTCTGATGCGCGGCACACGCGCTAAGGCCCTGCGTCGAGCGGTCTCGTCATCAGTCCCCATCGCCGCATACGCGGAAGCACAGTACGCCGAGGTCCCGCACACCCGCCGCTCGGTGGTGCTACTCAAGGACCACACGCTTCGCACGCTGAAGCCGACCGACAAGGTACCTGAGGGTGCGAAGCTCTACGCAGTGACGTGGACGTGGCGACTCGCGAACAACTGCACTCGCTACTTCACCCAACGATTCAAACGCTACTGGAAGAGAGGATGAGCAGAGTGAATCTCGAACCGCAAGCGAAGGCAGTCCTTGACCATCTGATGCTTCACGGGTCAGTCACCAACATGGAAGCGAACGTCGTCCTGAAGGTTCGCTCGGTCAGCCGTCGCATCACCGACATCTCTCGTGCTGGCTACACCATCGCGAAGAAGGTGTGCCATGACACGACCGGCCAACGGTACGTCAGGTACATCCTGGGCGAATACAAGCGCGGGCTGAATGTTGGGTTCTGAATCCATCGTTGTCAACAAGGGACCGTGCCCACTAGAAGGTTGCGGGAGCAGCGATGCTTTCGCCACCTACGATGACGGGCACGGTCATTGTTTCTCATGCGGCAGGACTGTCCAGTCCGTGACCCCATCCACCAAACGTGGACAGAGGAAAAAATTGGACAAGGAATTGATCGAAGGCTCTGCCCGTGACCTGCCGAAACGCGGGATCACAGAGGCAACCTGCATCAAGTGGGGCTACACCGTAGGCGAGTACAACGGCAAGCCTGTTCAGATCGCAACGTACCGCAACGAGAAGGGCCAGCCCGTAGCACAGAAGCTTCGGTTCGCTGACAAGACCTTCACGATCCTGGGCGACGCAAAGCACATGGGTCTGTACGGTCAGCACCTGTGGCGTGACGGCGGCAAGATGATCGTCGTGACCGAGGGTGAGATAGACGCTCTCTCCATGTCGCAACTGCAGGGCAACAAGTGGCCTGTGGTCTCGCTGCCTAACGGCGCACAGAACGCCCCTAAGGCAATCAAGAAGGCACTCGAGTGGCTCGAGCAATTCGAGTCCGTGGTGCTGATGTTCGATGACGACGAGCCGGGACGCAAGGCAACCGCTGAGTGCGCCCTGTTGTTCACCCCGGGCAAGTGCAAGGTGGCCCGCATCGCAGGCTTCAAGGATGCCAACGAGGCACTGCAGGCTGGCAAGGGTGCCGCGGTGATCGATGCCATGTGGGGTGCGAAGGTCTATCGCCCCGATGGCGTGGTCTCTGTCGGTGACGTAGCTGAGAAGGCGAAGCAGTCCATCCCTATTGGGGACCCTTGGCCGTTCGAGCAGATGACCAAGTGGACGCTCGGTCGCAGACCAGGAGAACTCTATGCTTTCGGCGCGGGGACGGGCGTTGGCAAAACAGACTTCTTCACGCAGATCATCGCTTCCGACATTGAAGCAGGGCACACCTGCGGGGCGCTCTACCTTGAGCAGAACCCCGTGGAGACAGTGCGTCGCGTATCAGGAAAGATGGTCGGGAAGGTACTCCACGTCCCGGGTGCCTGCACGGACCAAGAGAGGGAGCAGGCAGTGTCTGCTCTCGATGCAACGAACCGGCTGTATCTGTACGACCACTTCGGGTCCTCTGACTCGGACCTGATCCTGCAACGCATCCGCTACATGGTGGTGTCGCTCGGCTGCACGCGCATCTTCCTCGATCACCTGACTGCACTGGTGGCGCAAGAGGAAGACGAACGTAAGGCCCTCGACTCGATCATGTCGAAGCTTGCGGGGCAGGCGCAGGAGCTTGGTCATATGCTCCACTTCATCTCGCATCTGGCAACGCCCGAGGGCAAGCCACACGAGGAAGGTGGACGCGTGATGATACGGCACTTCCGTGGTGCTCGCTCCATCGGGTTCTGGTCGCACTTCATGTTCGGTCTCGAGCGCAATCAGCAGGCCGACGACGAAGAGGAACGCTCCCGCACTACGCTGCGCTGCCTGAAGGATCGCAACACTGGCGCAGGTACGGGCAAGACGATGGGCATCACCTACGACTACGAGACCGGGATGTTGCTGCCGTTCAACAACGAGGGGTTCTGATGAAACGTGGCTTACAGATAGTCGGAGCCGTAGTGGCTGGCGTGCTCTTGGCCGCTGCGATCAAGTTAGCCATCTGGTCAACCCTCATGTCACTTCCGATATGAGTGCTTGGCTGATTGCCCTGTCGGGCCTGATCTACATCGCCGTCGCGATTGACCAAGCGATCAAGCACAACTGGCCGCTGTGCATCGGGTACGGTGGGTACGCCTTCTCCAACATCGGGTTCTACATTCTCGCGAAAGGATCGTGATGATTAGCCGCTTCGGCACTGTGTATTTGGATCGCCTATCGAGTGGGCATTGGTGGGTGCGGCGAAGCGATGCTACTGCAGCAATTATCTGCGCGGCCCTTACTTCACTGTGCATCGGGATAGTTATCGGTGTGGCCTTTCCAGGGGTACTTCGCTGATGTTGATCTTCGACTGCGAGACCAACGGATTCCTGAAGGACCTCACCACCATCCATTGCCTAGTCATCTACGACACCGCGACTCAGAAGTACACACGGTACAGCAACGATCCGCGTTCGTCGGGGGTGGCACTCCATACAGGTCTCGCAGCCTTAGCGTCAGCGGAAGAAATCGCTGGTCAAAATGCTCTGAAGTTCGACATCCCCGCGATCCAGAAGGTGTACCCCGACTGGATCACGAAGGCTAAGGTGTACGACACGCTGATCTACACCCGGCTCGGCTACCCTGACATCAGCAGCATCGACGAGAAGCTTGTACGCGCTGGCAAGCTCCCCGGGAAGTACTACGGGGCGCACAAGCTGGAAGCCTGGGGCTACCGGATGGGTGTGTTGAAGTCCGAGTACACCGGGGACTTCGCTGAGTGGTCACAGGAGATGGAAGACTACTGCGAGCAGGACGTGCGCGTGACCGTGGCGCTGTGGGACAAGGTCAGCAAGCTGCAGATCAGTCCCGAGGCACTGCAACTTGAGCACGACGTGACTCGCATCATCGCGAGGCAGGAGCAGAACGGTTTCTGCTTCGACGAGAAGGCGGCACTCGCGCTGCTCGCAACGCTGTCGAAGGAACGACTCGCACTCGAAGACGATCTGAAGGCTCGCTTCGGATTCTGGTACGCCAAGGATGGCGAGCTAACGCCCAAGCGTGATGATGCGAAGCTGCATCGCACTGAGGGCGCACCGCTCACGAAGATCAAGCAGGTGTACTTCAACCCGTCCTCTCGGCATCACATTGCCCGGGTGCTGATCAAGCAGTTCGGATGGAAGCCTAAGACGCTCACACCCACCGGCCTGCCGGAAGTGAACGAGGCCACACTGAAGACCGTGCGGCACCCCGAGGCTGCGACGCTGCTGCGCTACATCATGGTGGACAAGCGCATCGGGCAGATCGCTGAGGGCAAGGAAGCGTGGCTCAAGTACGTTGTCGGCGGGAAGATTTACGGCAGCGTGAACACACTCGGCACCGTGACCGGACGCATGGCGCACTCCCACCCGAATCTCGGGCAGGTGCCTGCGTCGTACTCGGAGTACGGCAAAGAGTGTCGTGCCCTGTTCCACGCTCGCCCAGGTTGGTCACTCGTTGGCGCTGACGCTGACGCATTGGAACTCCGCGGACTCGGTCACTTCATGGCTAAGTACGACGGTGGTGCGTACGTCAAGACGATCCTCGAGGGCGACAAGAAGCTCGGCACCGATATGCACTCGGTGAACGCTCGCGCCATCGGCCTCGATCCGAAGCAGGTGTACCGGGCGACAGAGACCGGGCGTGATATGTCGAAGACGTGGTTCTACGCCTTCATCTATGGCGCAGGTGACGGCAAGCTTGGCACGATCCTCACCGGCAAGAAGAACCCGGCAGCAGGTAAGCGCAGTCGCGCAGCCCTGATGAAGAACTTGCCTGCTCTCGGCAAGACCGTGGATCACATCAAGACGTACGCGAAGCACCACAAGAAACTTCCCGGCATCGACGGGCGTGTGTTGCACGTTCGCTCGGAGCACTCCGCACCCAACACACTGATTCAATCTCTCGGTGCGGTGGCAATGAAGAAGGCCCTTGTCATCCTCGACAACGAACTCCAGCAGAAAGGACTGATACCGAATGATGACTACGAGTTCTGCGTTAACGTCCACGATGAGTGGCAAATCGAGTGCCGACCGGAGTTGGCTCCGCAGATTGGCGAGCAGGCTACGTCAGCTATTCGCCGCGCAGGAGAGCACTATAAACTTCGCTGCCCACTTGACGGGCAATACGTCGTGGGCAGAACGTGGGCGGACACTCACTAACGTCCTCGAAGCAATCCATCGCGACGGTCCCCTCTCGCTCAACTCAGACTACGCACGCAAGTACCCGCGGCACATTGCGGCCCTTGCGTCGATGGGCCTGATCACTTCGCTACTCAACGGACTGCCTACGAATCATTGGCGCTGCACTGGCGCGGCAGTCGTGTACCACCTGAAAGGATGAAATGTTCGGTCTGATTCCGTGGTGGGTGAAAGCTCTTGCTGTCGTTGCGTTGGTGATTGGCCTGCTGGCCTACAAGACGCACTATGACAATGGACTGCGCGAAGAGGGTAGGCAGGAAGTGATCACCAAGTACCGCGCCCGTGTTGCTCAACAGGTCCTCGACTACGGTGTTGCCGTGGATCGTGCGACCGCAGCCGAGAAGGATAGAGATGCCGCACTCCAAGCAAAGCATGACGCGGACAATGCGCTTGCCATTAGCGTTGCTCACGCTGATGTCTCTGTGCCTAACGATCTTGCCAGGGTGCTCAACGGTCTCGCCAGTGGCGGACGCAGTGATGCCCCCGCTCCCACCGCGAGCAGTGAAGCCGTTCCCACCGTTCCCGCAGCCACGGTCTACGACGCAAACGACATCGCCCGGTGGCGTGTCCAAGTAGAGCAAGCCTACGACAGCGTCAACGCCGACGACCTCATGTGTCGTGAGCGGTACGACGCTGCTCGTGCCGTGCAGGCTCACACGCCACAGCAATGACAGATGAAGTCGCTGCCCCTACCGCTGAAGAGGATGAGAAAGTAGAAATCATCACCGACAGCGGTAGGTTCAACTCGTGGTGGCGTCCGCTGATTGGTTGGGTCTGCGCCGCAACTCTGGCGTACGACTTCCTCGTCTACCCGCTGATGCAGTGGTACGTCGCATGGCGACACCTTGAAGTGGTGCCGCCCCCGCTCTCAACCGACTCGTTGATCAGCCTTGTGCTCGGGATGCTTGGTCTCGGTGCGATGCGTTCGTTCGAGAAATACAAAGGGATCGCTCGATGATGAACCCCGCTTCAGTCTCGAAGAAAGAGGCTGAGTTGTTGGTGGCGCACTACAAGGTAGAGGTCGCCCGTTGGGGACCCGAAGAGCAACACCTGATCGATGCAGCGAACCAGCACCTGTTCTACTGGTCGTGCATCCTCGCTGAGTTCGTCTGATGGACCCGGTGATCCAGATCAAGTCCATCGAATACAAAGCGATGGTCGATGCGATGGAGCTTGCCAGCGGAGAGTTCGATCTGATTCACGAGATGCTCGACATCGTGCAGATACCCCGCACCATCGATGACGAACGGTTGTCGGCGTCCCAACGCCTGTCCCACTACATCCAAGCGAACAGGACCTATGGCAACCTCATCAAGAAAGTCACAGGGGGTAACGCTCCTAATTGACGCCGACGTGCTGGCGTACACCGCGGCCAACGGTGAGCAACCGATCTACGATTGGGGCGATGGTGTCACGAGTGTGTCAGTGGGCACACTCGAGGATGGGATAGCGGACGTACTACGCGAAGTGGAGAGGCTCAAAGAGAAGCTCCACGCTGACCGTGTGGTGCTCTGTCTATCCCATCCTGGGACACGCTTCCGCGAAGCGATCCTGCCGTCGTACAAAGCCAACCGTGTCACTAAGCCGCTGCTCGTGGACCCTATCCGCGATGCACTGGTGACGCAGCACGGCGCAGTGCGTCGCCCGGGTCTCGAGGGTGACGACGTGATTGGTATCTATGCCACGCACCCGTACCTGATCCCCGGCCCGAAGGTGGTCGTGTCCATCGACAAGGACATGAAGCAGATTCCCGGGGTGCTCTACAACCCCGGCAAGGACACGCTGACGAAGATCAGTCGAGAAGAGGCGGACTACTACCACTTCTTCCAGACGCTCACAGGGGACCCGACAGACAACTACAAGGGTCTCCCAGGGTGTGGGCCTGTGGGTGCAGCGAAGATTCTCTCAGGGAATGACGGAGCTTGGCCTGCCATCGTCGAAGCCTACAAAGCCAAGGGCCTCACCGAAGCTGACGCACTGGTGCAAGCACGCGTGGCTCGCATCCTTCGTTCAACCGACTACGACTTCAAACGAAAGGTACCGATCCTGTGGCAACCACAAAGATAGCGATCTTCCACGGTGGGCCGTTCGACCGGCACCAGAACGTGGTCGAGCGGTTCACGCCGACTGTGGAGTTCGCCGTGTTGGAGCCGCTGCGGGTGCCGCACGCTGAAAGCCAAGATCAATTTATTCTCCCAAGTCGCGCCATCTATCGCACGTTCACTCGCCCCATTCCAATACGGCAGGTGTGGGAGTTTGACGCTCGGTGGCAGTACATCCCCGATCAGGAAGTGGCGCTCTACGTGTACGTGGGCACGCGATGAGTTGGCACACACGCCGACTCTACGCCCTCGAGAACGAGTACCTGCGACTGCCTGACTGCTCCCTTAACGAACTTCGCGACCTCATGGTCGACGTGTGGAACCGCCACGCCCCTGTGCGCTGGCGCAGTACACCACCCAAGCTCGAGTTCGGAGCAGGCACGATGATGAACGGGCAAGTGTACTCGTACGCCGAGGGCAGGACACGCATCGTTCTCGTTGAGGACAACCGCGACAAGGCGACTCTCATTCACGAGATTACCCACACGCTTCGCAACGGAGATGTCACGCATGGCCCACGATTCGTGTCGCGATACTTTGGCCTGCTCGTTGATGAAGGTGTTGCGGCACTCGAGTACCTCACGCTTGCGGCAACCCGTCATCGGCTCGACCCCCGCTGGATTCACCACTTCGACAAGGAACGAAATGGCTGACACGCAAGACCATCAGAAGTACCCGTACTTTGAACTTGGCGAGAGGGGCGAACTTGTGCTCTTGGCCGACAAGCCGAAGCAGGGGTTCATCCCCGCTGCGATGCTTGGAATCGGCGGTGCGCCAACTCGCGCAACCACGTTGCCGGAAGCAGCGGCAGACCGAAAGAAGTTCCCCGTAGCCAGTGGTGTACTCGACTACTTTCCCGATGCGCTAGTAGCAATCTCGCATCTGTCATTCAAGGGGAACGAGCAGCACAACCCTGGCAAGCCGCTGCATTGGGCACGGGGCAAGTCGAACGATCACTCCGACACGATGCTCCGTCACTTCCTGCAACGCGGGACACTCGACACCGATGGCGTCCGTCACAGCGTGAAGATGGCGTGGCGTGCTCTGGCGTTGCTTCAGGAAGAGATCGAGAAGGAACGCCCCCATACCTACTGCGTCCGTTGTGACAGCCATCACACGACGCAGCCCTGTCCCCATGCCAATATCTGATGACGTTCTTGCTGGATGGGCACTGATCGTTCTGGTGCTCATCGTCGGCGGCATCATCGGCCTGTTTGAAGACAAACCCCCAAGGGAGTGAGATGGCACGAGCGTCCTACATCTATCTGGTCCCTCGTCCCGGCATCGATCCTACGGAAGCTCGCGAGGTTTGCTCCGAGGATGTGTATGCAGCGTTCACTGTAAAGCACGAGGCACTCTCATTCTGCAGGATGTGTGAACTGCCTCAGCGATTGTTCCGGTTACCGGACGGACGCCTTGAACAAGGAGTATGGATCGAATGAGATTCGGCATCGACCTCGACGGCGTCTGCTACCAGTGGGACAAGACAGCCCGCTATATGCTGCGCGAAGTGCTGCCCGACAGTCAGTACAAGTCCCCTGTAGGACCCCTAAGCCAAGAGTCCCAAGATTGGGACTACATCGAGCGGCACGTCAGCAAAGAGGACTGGCAGTGGCTGTGGACCGAAGGCGTGCGCCTCGGCCTCTTCCGCCACGGTCACCTGTACCCCGGGACGATCAAGTACCTGCACGCCCTTGCGTCCCTTGGGGAACTCATTGTGATCACCCATCGCCCCAAGTCGGCAGTCGAAGACACGCTGGCGTGGCTGGTGTACCAGCAACTCCCGCTCTCTGGCATCCACATCCTGACCAACCAGGAACCGAAGACGAGCGTGAAGTGCGACGTGTACATCGATGACAAGCTCGAGAACGTCATCGCCCTCGCGACGACCGGTGCTCGCGTGTACCTGATGGATCGTCCGTGGAATTACGGACTGACGCCAGCAGGGGTTGTCCGAGTGTTTGGCTGGAAAAATTTCTACGACGAAGTCCGTTAGCCACCTACCCCGCGGGCCGCACCAGTTGTGGCTCCCGGGGATTTCTAGGGGTAAACGCTGATAGACGCACTACCCCCGAAGGAATTTCTCATGGACGTAGCAATCGGCCACATGGTGTCCGCTGACTTACTCGCGGCCCTCAAAGAGTTCTTCCCGCTTCAACGCCCGCAAGCAACCGACAACGAGCGCACGATCTGGATCAAGTCGGGGAACCAAGAGGTCATCGAGTTTCTGCAACGGCAGTTCGATGATTCGATCAATCAAGCATTGGAGAACTCCAAGGATGTGTCTCGCCCCTAAGCCGCCGCAGATGCCGGTGCAGCAACCGCTGCCCCCGACAGCCGCGCCGGTAGCACCTGAGGCTCCCGCGGATTCCAGCTTGGCAAACCCGCGAGCCGCGGCATCAGCACGCCGTAACCTTCGCATCGATCTGAATACCGGAACGGGTGGCAGCGGTCTAGCTATCCCGCAGTAGGCTGACCATGAGCCTAAAGAACCGGTATCAACAACTCCTCACTTTTCGCGAAATCTATCGCCTCCGTGCGATTGACTGCGCGAAACTGTCTATCCCGACGATGTTCACCCTGCAAGCTGAAACGCAGGGCGTGCGCTTCCCGACACCTTGGCAATCAATGGGTGCCCGTTGCGTGAACAATCTCGCGGCCAAGCTTCTCCTCACGCTATTCCCCCCTAACGCCCCGTTCTTTCAACTTGCAATCGACGACTTCCAGATTCAGAAGATGACCGGCCAAGCAGGTCTCCGTGCTCAGGTCGATGAAGCTCTGAACAAGATGGAACGTGCGGTTGCGACAGAGATTGAAACTTCGTGTACTCGTCCAGCATTGTTCGAGGCACTGAAGCAACTGATCGTCGGTGGGAATACGCTTCTTGTTGTCGCCCCAAACAATCGCATCCGTGTCTACAAGTTGTCGCACTTCGTCTGCAAGCGAGACCCCGCTGGCAATCCTTTGGAAATCGTAACGAAGGAAGCTATCAGCCCGCTCGAGCTTGGTGACGAACTGCGTGCTGCGCTGAACATCGCGAGTGGCAACGGTCCCCCGAAGCCTGACGATTCTCTCGACCTGTACACAGGTTGGCGGCTCGTGCAGATGGGTGGCTCCGCGATCTGGAAGGTGCATCAAGAAATCAACGATCAAGTTCTGCCCAACTCCAACGGGTCCTACCCGAAGGACAAGTGTCCCGCCTTACCGCTGCGCTGGAACTCCCTCGACAACGAGGACTACGGGCGCGGCATCTTCGAGGAATATCTGGGTGACTTCAAGTCGCTCGAGGGTCTGCAGAAGGCTATCGTGCAAGGGGCAGCGGCTGCGGCCAAAATCCTCTTCCTCGTCAAGCCCAACAGCACCACGAAGAAGTCGACGATCACCGAGAGTGAATCCGGCGACGTGATGTCGGGCAACGCTGAGGACGTAACTGTCCTGCAGATGAACAAGTACAACGACTTCAAGGTCGCGCTGGACACTCGCAATGAAATCATCAAAGCGCTGTCGTTCGCCTTCATGCTCAACACTGCGGTGCAGCGTGACGGGGAGCGTGTTACTGCGGAAGAAATCCGCTACATGGCGCAGGAGCTTGAGTCCTCCCTTGGGGGCGTCTATTCGACGCTTTCTGCGGACCTTCAGCTTCCTCTGGTCGAAGTCCTGATGGGCAATATGCAGCGTGCTGGTCGGCTCCCAACTCTCCCCAAGGGGACAGTCAAGCCGATGATCACGACTGGTGTTGCTGCTATCGGACGTGGCTCAGACTCTGCGAGGCTCGACTCGTTCCTGCAGAAGATCGAACCGCTCGGCCCGACCGCACTCGCCTACCTCAACATGGGCGACATGATCAAGCGTGTCGGCACTGGTGAAGGTATCGACATGGACGGCCTCGTCAAGCCAGATCAACAGGTCCAGCAAGAGCAGCAGCAGCAAGCGATGCAGGAAGCTGCAACGAAGGCTGCACCCAACATCGTGAACAAGGGCGCTGAGATGATGCAGGCCCAACAAGGAGCACCGGCCAATGGCTAGCGCTATCCCAGTTTCGTTCGACACGAACAAGCCCGCGGCACCGGACAAGGAGCAGGCCCCTAAGCCCGCCCCGACTCCGGTGCCGGTCACCGGGCACAACGCCACGAGGCAAGACCACTAATGGCTATCCGCAAAGTCAACGTGCAGCCCGCCGTCGACAAGAATGGCGTACCGCTGCCGCCCGACTACGTCACGCAAGTCCGTGAGAATCTCGGGTCCCCTTCGGACTACACGAGTGAAGGCGAAACGTCTGAGCGTAAAGTCGAGATGGATGTCATGTCTCGCAACGCTGAAGGCAACTCCGTGATTGTTCCGCACGTCCACACGTTTACGCGAGTCGACCACTAATGGCTGAAACGCAAGCTGCTGCCGCAACGACAACTCCTGTCGCTGCTCCTGCCCCGGTACCCGGCTCTGCTGAGTACACCGCTGCTATGGCGGCGAAGGGTGCGAACACCGTAGTCACCAACGCTGATGGCACAACCATCGCACCCGCTGCTCCCGTCGCGGCACCGGCCAAGGCTGCACGTCCTGCCCACGTTCCCGAGAAGTTCTGGAATGCGGACAAGGGTGAAGTCAACGTCGAGGCCCTGGCAAAGTCATACACGGAACTCGAGAAGGCGAAGCCTGCTCCTGCTGCCGATCCGACGAAGCCCGCGGAGAGCAAGCTCGGCATCCCCCCTGCGGACCCCAATGCGGCTGTCGCTGCTGCCGGTCTCGACATGGCGGCGCTGCAGACCGAGTTCACCGCCAAGGGTGACCTGACTCCCGAGTCGTACGCAGCGCTGGACAAGGCTGGCATTCCGAAGCCGATGGTCCAAGCGTACATCGAAGGCCAGAAGGCCCTTGCTGCTCAGTACGACGCTGAGGCGTTCACCACTGCCGGTGGCGAAGACAACTACGGCAAGCTCACTGCGTGGGCGAAGACTGGCCTGACGGCTGACGAACAGACTGCGTTCAATCGCGCTGTAACGTCGGGCGATAGGCCGCAGATGAAGCTCGCTGTGGCGGGACTGAAGTCCCGCTACGAGCAGAACTTCGGTACGACGCCCAATCTCGCACAAGGCACCGCTGGCACCGCTTCTGGTGACGTGTACGCCTCGGCCCGTGAGATGACGACCGACATGAAGAACCCGCTCTACAAGACAGATGCGGCGTACCGCGCAAGGGTGGAAGCCAAGATTGGCCGCTCGCCTGCGCTCGGCACGGTGTTTACCCGCTAGTCATGTGGGCATGGTTCCGCAACAAACGTGAAGCGGCAGCGCTCAATACGACGCTGCTTGCCCTACTCATCGAACTCATCTCAAGGAATGAAATGGCCTCTGCTGACCTCAGCAAGTTGTCCGCCGTCATCGACGAACTCGCGAAGCGCGGAAGCGTTCTCAGTGCGGATGTCGCGGCGCTGATCACCGAAGTTCTCGCCCTGCGTGCTGGTGTGGATCAGCCCGCTGTCGACGCCCTGCAAGCCAAGGCGCAAACCGTGCTGGATGGTGTCAACCAAAGCATCGGAAGCGCTGAAGCGACTGTGCCCCCGGCACCCGTCGTTGCCCCGGCTGCGTAAGTCAACTCCAACTTCCGAAAGTCCCCAATGGATATCTCCCTCCACGGTACTCCCCCGGTGGGAGCATCCGTAACAAGCGGCACAATCTCCACGTTCTCAGCAGTCGGTGCGGGTGACGTAACGATCAACACTGTCGCGATGCCTGCGATGGGCGCTGTAGCGTCCGCCGCTGCTCGTTGCGACCAGATCGTCGCTGCGATCAACTCGATGCAGAACGTCACCGGCATCCTCGCTGTCAAGGTTACGACCACCACGTTCAAGCTTCAGGCATCTGTCGCAATCGTGGTCGCAGCGCTTGGCGGCACGGCAACGCTGGCGAACACCGGCCTCACCGCTGGTACGACTGCTCTCGGTGCGATGTCGATCCTCGACACGCGCAAGCAGTTCGGCACCAACAAGACGCCGAGTGCTCAAGACGTGGTCAAGGTCGGTAACGGCTGGATGACTGTCGCCAATGCTCTCGAGCTTGGCCTGCTTGTCGTCGTGAACGGCAACCCCGTTGACGGTGGCTTCGATGATCGCGCAGGCATCATCGAGCAGACGCAAGCGGCGCAGACACCGACCCGTGTCGACGCGTAATGACGTAACCGGAGATGCGCTTATCTCGAAGCCCGCCAGCGATCTGTATCGCAGCGGGTGGGATCGCATCTTCGCCCAACCCAAGGAAACACATGAATCGATTCTTCGTTGCCCTGGTTGCTCTCGCCCTGTCGCTGAATGTCACTCTGGCATTTGCGGGCAAGGGAGACAAGGACCAGAAGAAGTATAACGGCCAGACGATCAACTGTAAGAAGTTGACCGGCATGGACGTTGCGTGGTTCGCTGAAATCGGCGGTGCTCCGCTCGGCGCTGTATGCGCGGCTGGCACCTACCCGTCCAACGACACGATCAACTCGGTCGAGGCGGGCAACGCCCCGTACTTCGTGCTGAAGGATGCCATCGACAACAAGGGCTACAAGCCCTCTGCCGATATGGTCAGCGTCAACGCTGCCTACAAGGCGTTCAAGAACGCACAGTCGAAGGCGAAGCCCCAGAAGTAATCTCTGAGGAACGGTGATGACGCTAGCAATGAGCATCATCGTTCTGAAGAAACTCGGATCGCTTGTGTACTTCGGCATCTGGTTTGCACACCCCCTCCATCCCTTCGAGGGTGGACCTAGTCACGATTCTCGCGGCCCTGCACGATAGGATCGAAGTCGAGCATCGTGACGATACGTCGGCGGGCGCGTCAGCCCCGCACCCTATTTGCTTTCCCCTTAGGCCCCTTCCGGTTTCTACAGGCTGGCCTGAGGTTTCTCTCGCAAGCTCAACCGCATCGCAACCTTGGCCCGACCGCAGTTCCCCGAGGGGAGCTACCTAAGGACAACCCTGCGTGTCGTTGTGAGTGAACTTCGAGTGACCCCACCCCGTGCTCCTGCACGGATCACTCAACACTCATCGAGTAACACACCATGAGCAATGCAACAGTTCTGAACCTAGGCCAGATTAACGGCTCAGGCTCGACGACTGCCCTGTTCCTGAAGGTGTTCGGTGGCGAAGTCCTGACGGCGTTTGAAGAAGCCAACGTCGTGATGGACAAGCACACTGTCCGCCAAATCAGTTCGGGTAAGTCGGCGCAATTCCCGGCGACGTGGAAGGTCTCGGCGTCGTATCACACGCCCGGTACCGAAATCGTCGGCCAAGCTTCCAACCTCGCGGAACGTGTCATCAACATCGACTCCATCCTGCTCGCCTCGGCATTCGTGGCGAACATCGATGAAGCGATGGCGCACTTCGAGGTCCGTGGTGAATACGCCAAGCAGTGCGGTCTGGCGCTGTCGTACCAGTGGGACAAGAACGTCCTGCAGGTCGGTGCGCTGGCTGCGGCGGCTTCGGCCACTGTCACCGGTAGCTTCGGCGGCTCGACCCTTACGTCGGCCACCACGCTGTATCGCACTTCCGCCACTGACCTTGCCGCGGGCATCTACGCCGCTGTGCAAGCGATGGACGAGAAGTTCATTCCCGAAACGGACGAGAAGAATACGTTCGTTCGTCCCGCGCAATACTACCTGCTTGCCCAATCGACGGCGCTGATCAACCGCGACTGGATGGGCCAGGGTTCGTACGGCGACGGCAAGATTCTCCGTATCGGTGGCTCGCCCATCGTGAAGACGATGCACTTGCCTATCACCGACCTGTCGGGTTCGGAACAAGGCAACAACACCTACCTGGGTGACTTCTCCAAGGTCGCGTTCCTGACGATGACCAAGGATGCTGTCGGCACGGTCAAGCTGCTCGACCTCGCGGTCGAATCGGCTTACGACATCCGTAGGCAAGGCACCCTGATGCTGGCGAAGTACGCCATCGGGCACGGCATTCTGCGTCCCGAGTGTTCGGTTGTCGGTAAGACCACGACCTAATCGTTGGTCTGAGCTACATCCCAAGGGAACCCTTAGTGGCGACACTTTGGGTTCCCTTCTTTCTCGACCCCACAGGAAACAATCATGGCTTTCAGAAACTACATCGGCAACGGTGTGGGCAACTCGTACGACGTGCCGGATAACGGGATCGTCACGGGTGTCACGGTGGCAGGTGTCGCCGTCCCCTTCACGTTCTCGTATCCCAACGGCAAGCTCGTGCTGCCCAACTCGACGCCCGCTGTCGGTGCACTCGTCGCCGTAGCGTATACCCCGGGTGCGTCACAGAACCCGGTTCCGTTCCAGACCGACATTCCGCTGATCATCGCTCCGACTGGTTCGTTCGCGAACAACGGTGTGCTCACTTCGGGTACTGCCAATCCGGCTACCTACCTGAAGACGTACACCTGGTTCCCCGCGGGCGCAATCGTCGCTGCCGGTGCTGCCGGTTGGTACTACACCGAATGGTCGACCACGACCGCTGCCATCGTTTACAACAACGTATGGGATGGTGTGAGCGAGCCTCTCGTTCCTGCCACCAAGGTTGCGTTCGTCACGACCGGCCCGGGTGCCTTCACTGGCCCGACGACCGAAGCGGCGTACATCACCGTCAATCAGCCCGCTGCCAATCCGTTCTCGCGCTTCCGGTTCAATGCCGACTTCGCGATGACGAACAACGCGGGTGCCAAGGTGTGCAACCTTCGCATGAACACCGTGGCAGGCACGGTCATGTCGGCGTCCACGCTGACCTCGTTTGCCCACGCTCGTACCGAAGCAACTATCGCCAACACTGGCGTTGCTGACAAGCAGCGTGTGTTCAGCGAGACCACGACCGCGGCTGCGGTTGCCCGTTCCACTCCTGCGCTTCAAGCCGAGACCCTGTCGACGTCCTTCGCGTTCGCCATCTGTGTCTCCAAGGCGACTGCGACTGACGTTGTGGTTATCGAGCGTGTCGTGCTCGAGCAGCTTCGCTAGTAAATCCCTGACCCTCGCAAGGGGGTCAGCCCCTTTCTCTAAGGATCGTTATGACTGTCTCGCTGATGACTCAGCTTGATGCGGTGAACAAGTGCCTCGAAGGCATTTGGGAAACGCCTGTGAGCACGCTCGAATCCTCAGGCATCGAGTCTGTGGCTTCGGCAAAGCGAGTCTTGAATAGCGTCCTCCGCAGTGTTCAATCCCGCGGGTGGGCCTTCAACACTGACGACGATCTCGTCCTCACGCCTGACATCAATGGCTTCATCCAGCTTCCCGACAACACCCTCGAGGTGAAGACGCAGGGAGTGGATGCATACAAGAACTACGTTCAGCGTGGTCAGCGGCTCTACGACCGCGTCAATCACGTCTTCACCTTCACCCAGGCTGTACACGTTCGACTCATCTCGCTGCTCGACTTCGAGGACCTCCCGTCCTGCGCTCGCGAGTACATCGGCCTAATGGCCGCTCGTGCGTTCGTCGACAAGTGGCTGCAGAAGTCCACCCCTACGGCAATCTCAATGGAAGAAGCGGAAGCCCTCCGCGACCTCGAGGAGTCCGAAGGACAGACACACAGCAGCAATATGTTCAACGACTCGTGGTCGGTGTCTTCGACTCTCGAAAGGATGTAATTCCGTGGGCCTCGTTAATCGTCCTATTCCGTCATTCGTTGGCGGGGTCTCACAACAACCCCCGTCAATCCGGCACCCCTCGCAGGTTGAGAAGCTGGAGAACATGGTCCCGTCCATCGCCGCGGGACTTCGCCGCAGGGCAGGGACCAAGCACGTCAGCGCCCTCCCTACGGGAAATTATACGAACGCCTTTGTTCACACCATCGACCGCGGTACGGCAGGCTCCACAGACGAGCGCTACCACGTCGTGATCGATCAGGGTGACCTCAAGGTCTTCGACTTCAACGGTGCTCAGAGGACCGTAAGTTTCCCCAATGGGAAAGCTTATCTCACCTCAGCGATCCCCCCGGGGACCCCTGCGCGTGAATCCTTCTCCGCGACTTCGGTGGCCGACTTCACGTTCATCGCGAACAAGTTCGTCAAGCCTGCGCTGACTCCGCACACCCCCGGCACGATCCCTCAGCGACTCTATGTGATCGTCAAGGTGGGTGTGGTGAACTCCACCTACACCATCACGCTCGATGGCACGCCGTACTCCTACACCATCGGTGACGGTGCTGGCGTCAACAAGACGACCACCATCGCCGCGGGCCTCGCTGCCCTGATCCCCGGTGGCTTCACTGCCACGGTGCAGGACAACCTCATCACCATCGCCAAGGCAGCGGATGCTGCGTTCACTTGGGCTGTCTCCGACTCGTACGGCAACCAAGCTCTCTTCGCGTTTACCGATCAGGTGAACCGGTACGAGCAGCTTCCCGCCATCTTCGTCGAAGGCCGCGTCATCCAGGTGAAGGGTGATCCCAACAACTCTGACACGTCGTTCTACGTCCTGTGGCAGAAGCGGGACACTGACGCTGGTGGCGTGTGGATCGAGTACGTCGCGAACAACATCGACTGTGCTATCGATCCGACCACGATGCCGTGCGAGCTTATCCGCAACTCCGATGGGACGTTCACGTTCCAGCAGGCTGCGTGGAAGGCTCGTGAGGTAGGCGACGAGAAGTCCGCGCCGAAGCCTTCGTTTATCGGCTCCCCGATTCAGGAAGTGTTCTTCACACGCAACCGTCTTGGCTTCCTCGCTGACGAGAACGCGATCATGTCCGCGGTCGGTGACTACTTCGAGTTCTGGCCCGCCACCGTGCGAGCAGTGCTCGACTCCGATCCGATCGATATCTCTGCGTCGACCACCAAGGTCACGTTCCTGCGCCACGTCGTCCCGTTCCAGAAGACGATGATGGTGCTCTCGGACAAGATGCAGTTCCGTCTGATTGGCGAACCCACGCTCACGCCCAAGTCGGCTAGGCTGGACCCGTCCACTCTGTTCGAGGTTGACCCGCGCTGCAAGCCTGCGCTGATGGGCCGCAACATCTACTTCCCCACGCCCCGTGGTGACTTCACAGCACTCCGTGAGTATTACTACGACGAGTTGAGCATTGGTGACGATGCAGAAGACACGACGGCTCACGTTCCCGCGTACATCCCGCAAGGTGTGTTCCGCCTCTCGGCAGGTCTCACGGAGAATCAAATCTTCGCGCTGACCACGCAAGAGCGCAACGCGATCTACATCTACAACGTGTTCTTCAGCGGTAACCAGAAGGACCAGTCGGCGTGGCACAAGTGGGTCTTCGATCCTAGTGACGTGATCCTCTCGGCTGATGTATTCGGCACGACGATGGCGCTACTGATCCAGCGTGGTGACACCTGCTACTTCGAGACTCTCGAGTTGAATGACCTCCCGACTTCCCCGGCCAGCTACACGATGTGTTTGGATCGTTGGAAGCAGTTCGGCTCGGGGACGTACGACCCTCGGCAGAAGATGACCTTCTGGACGCTCCCCTATACGCTCCCCTTGGATGCCGTTCCGGTGGTCGTGCTACTCGACGCTCCCGGTGCCATAGAGCAGGGACTCATTCCTGACTTCTATGGTGGCAACAGCATTGGCCTAAAGGGCGACTACCACAACACCAACGTCGTCATCGGGACGAAGTACCTCAGTCTCGTGCGCCTCTCGGAGCAGTTCTACCGCGATCCGAAGAGTGAAGCGATCATCGCTGGTCGCTTGCAGTTGCGTGACATCGTGATCCAGTTCGCTCGCGCTGGCTTCTTCCAAGTGCGGGTCTCTCCGCGTAGTCGTGACGTAAGCACCTACACGTTCTCAGGGAAACCCTTGGGGCTGTCGGCGCTCACCCTCGGCATCGAAGTGATCCAGGCTGGAAGCTTCCGCGCATCGATCATGGCTCGGTCCAGCGAGGTCGACATCGACTTCATCAACGACTCCCACCTGCCCGGTGCGTATCTCTCGGCAGAGTGGATTGGCAACCTCGCTATGCAAGCCCAACGCCAATGATCCATCTGCCTACGACAGTGTTTGACTGTAACGAGCTTGTCGCCAACCTTAGGACCCACGATAGGGCCGAGGTGGTGGCGGCTCGTGGCAGCATGATCACTGCGCTCGACTTGTGGGCCAGTGTGGAGAAGTGCGACGAGCGCTTCTCAGTCTTCAGCGGTGACGGTCTCATCTGTATCTACGGACTGGCACAGCATCCTACCCACCCCCACGTCGGCGTGGTGTGGTTGCTCGGCACTCCGCTTCTCGACCGGCATATGTTCTCCCTGTGCCGTGAGGCGAAGCTGATGCTCGCTCAGTGGCACAAGCAGTACGCAGTCCTCACCAACATGACCGACCAGCGGAACCGCCGCATCCTGCGGTGGCTCAAGTGGCTCGGCTTCAAGTTCGTCAACGAGGTTCCAATCGGCCCCGAGGCGATTCCCTTCATCATCTTCCAGAGTGTCCGCCATGTGTGATCCGGTAACAATCACCACGCTCGCTATCTCAGCGGTGTCGGCGGCGGCTTCGTATCAAGGTCAGAGGAACGCTGCGAACCTGCAGCAACAGCAGATCACCGCCAACGTCAATGCCAATCAGTCGGCGTTGCAGGTGCAACAGAATCAGGTCAACGAGCAATCCACTCAGCAGATGAGTGAGCGTGCCAAGGCTGCAATGATTGAGCGTGGTCGCTTCCTCGCAATCTCTGCGGACTCTGGTCTCGGGGGCAACGCTCAGTCGCGTGGTCTCAATGACATCCAGTTCGGTGAATCAACCGACATGGCAACGCTCGAGGCCAACAGGCTCGACACGTCAGCACAGTTGAACCGTGACTCGGTCAGCCAAGTGCGCCAAGGCAATCAGTACCTCGCATCGATTCGCGAACCTTCGCTACTCGGTGCTGGCCTGCAGATCGCAGGCTCGACCCTCAGCGCATACGGCTCGCAGAACCGGCCAAGCGTCAAGGTAGACCCCGGCCTCGGTGGCGGGGCCGCTGCACCATAACCAACGAAAGAGTGACCCATGCCCCGTAGTTTCGGCTCAACCCGTCCCACGATGCCCCTGCCCGATATCGGCGGGGATCGCGGCGCTGCGGGTCTGCAGGTCGTAGCGCAGCCTAGCGATCCTGTCGGTGTCATGGCGCGGCCCGCGGATCAGGGGTCCGAGTTGGCGCAAGCCCTCGCATCCCTGAACCCCGGCATCCATCATCTTCTCTCGCAGCAGAGTGACGAGAACGCCAAGGCGCAGTTCGAGCTTGGTGCTCGAGACCGCATGATGCAAGAGGACAACGCCCCGGTCGCAATGACACCGGAGCAGAATCCGTATTGGCAGCAAGGCTACATGAAGCAGCACGGGGTCCTCGCGGGCCAGCAGGCCGTGCAGCAGATGAAGGATGACTTCGCTGAACAGCACACTCAGCCGGGGTTCAACCCTGACCAGTTCTTCACCGCCCACGCGCAGGCGCAACTGGCGGGGATGTCCGACAAGGACGCACTCGGCACGATGCTGCCGCAGATGGACCGGGCGAAGGGTGAACTGACTGCCGCATGGGGTCAGTACAACCTCTCCAAGATTCGCGAAGGTCGCGAAGCGGGACTGCTCCAAGACGCTTCGGGAACACGTCAACAGATTTCTTCCGAGACCGATCCTGCCGTACAGCGTTCGCTCTACGAAGAGTATCTGTCGCGGACAACGCAAGACGGGCACATGACGAAGCCTGAGGCTGCGCGTGCCCTCGTCACCGACTACCTCGCCAACGCTTCTTCGCTGAAGCCCGAAGCCTGGGACTGGATGCGCCGTGTCGACGAGACCGGTACGTCAGTCGCTATGGTCTCGAGTGGCAAGGAAGGTGTCTCGCTCGACAATGAAATCGCTCGTGGGCAAGCGGAGTCCATCCGTGCCCAACACGAAGCGATGAAGGCCGCGGCTACAGCGCACAACATTCAAGACAGCGCCGTCTACGCAAACCTTCTGGAGACCAATCCTCTTGCCCTCGGGGACGCGACCAAGTACGTCCTCGACCGTGCTGGCCCTCTCGGTCGCTACGATACGCCTGAGAAGGTCGAAGGCTGAATCAAGCAGATCATCGACAAGCAGCAGAAGTTCACTGGTGCCCAAGCGAAGCTCGCGAACATCGAGAAGTTCGGCGCACTGCTCCCCGACGCGGAGCTTGAAGGTGAAGAAGGAACGATGGCGAAGAAACTGTTCCAAGAGAAGTATTTCACTCCTCTCTGGAATCAGACCAACCCCAACGATCCTAAGTCGATAGCGCAGACGCTGACGACTTCGCTGCAGGTCTACGACAAGTTCCACATTCTCGATCCGCACGTTCAGGGGATGCTGAAGAATGCGGAACTCGTCGGGATGCAAACCAACGATGACGGCAAGGACGAACTCTCCACGCAGCAACGCACGTCGTTCTCGCTGTGGAAGTCGATTGCCCAATCATCGAATCCGCAGTTGCTCAAGGACATGGACCCGAAGGCTCAGACCCTTTACTCCACGTTCGACGACCTCAGCAAGCATATGCCGGAAGCCGACGCATGGCGCATCGCGAAGCACATGGCGACGCCGGATGCGAAGGAAGCCGTTGCAGCGCAGTGGCCCCATGAGGTTGAACTCAATCTGTCTCAGAACGTGCAGTCCGATCTTCAGCACTACGGTGGTGGCGTTTACAACAACGGCCTCGCCGCTCAGGACGTGATCCGCCTCGCGAAGATCAAGACCGGCATGGTCAACCTCGCTCCGAAGCAAGCAGTGGAGCAGGCCCTGGCCGAGTACAAGCAGACGCACGTCTTCGATGGTCAACACACCTACGTCGAGATTCCTGTCGATGCCAACCGCGACGAAGTCACCACGAACATCAAGCAGTACGCAGCCGATGCCGTGGCAGCACTGAAGCAGGGCAACCGCAAGAACGATCCGTACACGATCCAGTTGTTCGGGTCGGGAGCTAACGCGCAGTACCGTGCTCTCGATGCAATGGGTCACGACATCGTTCCGCCGCAGACCATGCAGCAGTTGCGGGATCGCGTCGCTGAAGTGGCGGTGACCTCGCCGGTATCGATCTACGACGCTGACAAGTTGAGCAAGCAGTTGGATGCCACGACGGTGACCAACGGTGCCTTCCCCTCAGCGCCCTCTAGCGTCACCCCTGGTGGACCTGAGCCGGTCACGCCGCAGCAGGCTTCCGAGTATTCCGCGCAGCGTCTTCTCGAGCTTCGCATCAAGGGGCCGAAGAACGGTGGCATCACCACTGAGCAGTATCAGAAGTTGATGGACCTTCGCCAGCAGAAGGGGCAAGACGATCTGCAGCAGGCACTCCAACGTGCCAAGCAAGCGCAGCAGACGTTCAGCGTGCCCGGTGCTGATGACATCCTCAACGGCAAGACCAACTTGCAACTCGGCGCTCAGACACCGCAACCTGGAGGTTTCAACTTGCAGACGAAGGACTACACGCTCCAAGCACTTAGCAAGGGCGACCTCGACTTCGCGTTAACTTCCGCGGGCGAGGGTCTCAAGCTGTCGGTCAGCAATGATCCGAATCAGCGGGACAAGACCATCGGTCTCGGCTACAACCTGAGTGCCCGGTTCCCCGGTGAGATCGCCACTGACTTCAAGCGTGCCGGTATCGACCAGAGCCGTATTCCTGACATCACTGCCGGGAAGGCGTCGATCACGCCGCAGGAAGCCATGCGCCTCTATGCAGTGACGAAGGACCAGTACGTCGGTCGTGCCAAGCAATACTTTGGCGATGGTTGGGACAAGCTCCCCGACAACGTCAAGTCGGTGCTGACTGACATGGCGTACGTCGGCAACAAGCGTGGTACGAACTACGACCAGATGGTAGACCTGATGCGTCAAGGCAAGTTCGATGACGCCTCGAAGCTGGTCGACTCGACGTACACCGTCAAGGACGACCCGACCGTGCATCACAACATCCGTCGTGTGAATCTCTGGCGCGGGATGATGGCAGGGACGGACACGTTCCAACAAATGATCGAAAAGGGAGTGTAACAACACATGGCCGATCTCCAGTTCCAGTATCAAGATACACAGGCAGGGGATCGTGCTCAAGCGGCGGCAGAGGAACAGGCAACTGCTCCTAAGCCGCCCATCCCTGACTTCGGTTCGCTAGTCTCGGCGCAGTGGCGGCAGAATGCCATGACGCCGACGCTCGTGCAGAAGTTGTTCGGCCCGGGTGAAGACACACCCAACCCCGACTTCTACACGACGCCTGAGATGCTTCAGGAAACGCAGAAGAAGAACAACTTCCCCGATGAGTGGATGCAATCCTACATCGGTGCGAAGTCACAGAATATGTACGACCACATCACCGACCAGTTGGTTCAGAAGCGTACTGACGATCAGACGCTCGCTGCTGGTCGTGGCTTCAGCACGATTGCTGGCGCTACCACAATGGCCGATCCCGTCGAGGCAATGATCTACGGCGTCGGTGGTGGTGTGGGTTGGGCCGCGAAAGGTACGCGACTCGCTCGAGTATTCAAGGCGGGGCTGGCTAACGGCACCGCGGCATACTCGGTCGAGAAGTACCTCACGGAGCAGCAGGACCAACGCGATCCGCACGACGCAGCGATGGCAGGCTTCACAGGCTTCCTCCTTGGGGCACCCCTTGGACTCCTCTCGCCCGCCGAGAACGAACTCCTGCGTGCCGGTGCTCGCGACGCTTACACGTCAACACAGTTGCAGAAGATCAAGGGCGATGGTATGCCCCTCACCCCCGCGGGTGAGATGCGCCTAGTCCGCGCACAGGGTCCGTACACGGGCGAGAAGTTCACCCCGCCGACTCCGTCACTCTCGGCAGAGGAAGCTCGCGCCCAAGCGCTGAAGAACCTGACGCCGACGTTCGAGCAGGAGCTTCAACCGCTCCGCGGCGAGTTGGACATCAACGAAGCCAAGACCATGCAGGACCAGGGTCTCAGTGGCTTCACCGGACAACTGCGTGATCTGGCTGAGGCGAATCAGGCCGAGGCTGATCATGTCGCGCTACAGAACGGTCAGGTGCCCGCACGCTTCGAGGATCGCGTCGCTGCAGAAGCGGCCAATCTCCAGAAGGGGATGCAACGCAAACCCCTGGCAGGTGCCCTCGGTGAAGCCTACCCTGACACCGGCCCGCTCACCTTCGAGCACCCTGAGAACCTCTCGCCTGAAGCTATGGCTCGGCGTGAAGAACTCGGGCAGGCTGCATCCGATGTAGCCGACTCGGGGTTCCTCGGGGGTTCCGTAGGTGCCGCGCAGGTGGGCGAAGTGCCCGACGTGCGGTCAGCGAAACTCTGGCTCGGCAACCCGTTCACCGGGAAGCCGATGACTGTCTTCGGCAAGAAGATTCCGATCCGGTGGGACTACCGGGCAATGTTCGAGCGTAGTGACAATCCTATGGCTCGGAAGATTGGTCGCCTGTTCGCAGCAGAGTCTGTGGGCATGGAAGGTCACTACGCAGTCGAGCCGACAGTATCCGAGTTGGCGCAGTTGCGGATGATGAAGGATGGCGGGCAGTACGTCCTCGAGCAGCGCAAAGCTTGGGACGCATACTCGAAACGCATGGGCTATGGCTGGAAGCAGCGTAGCCTTGCGGGTCCCGAAGCCGCCGACTTCTTCAAGTCCGTGACTGACATCGTCAACGGTGACAGACAACTCGCGGAGTCGATGCCCGAAGCGGCAGGCTTCGCGAAGGTGCAGCAGAAGTTGCAGGACGGGCTGTACGAAGACAACGTAAAGCTCGGCGTTCCGCATGACGAGCAGGGCATCAAGGACTACATGATGCGCCGTGCCAACTACGATGGCATCAACCGCATGAGAGCAGAGCACGGTCCTGATCGTGTCCTCGACCTCGTGAAGAAGGCAGTCATTGCCCGCGGTGGTGTCACTGACGAAGGTGCGGAGCGTGTGGCGAAGCAATGGTTCACGCGCACCACTCGTCGTCAGTTCGACCCGAAGGCGCAGTCAGCCTTTATGACTTCGACCGACCGTGAAGCTCTCGTCAAGTCCGTGATGGAAGATGCAACCCTTCAGGACCCCGAGAAGGAAGCTTTGCTCGACCTCTTGGGCACGCTGCCTGAGAAGCAACCGACTGTCGAGTCCTCACGCATGAAGGCACGCATCTCGCTCGATCCCAACTACTCCATTACCTACAAGGACGCCAACGGTGTCGACAAGGTAATGTCGATGAAGGATATGTTCGAGCGTGACTCTCGTACGCTGTGGGCGCAATACTCACGGCAGATGAGTGGCCTGTACGGTCGCGCCAAGCTCGGCATCAAGAGCGACGCAGACTTCGAGAAGCTCATCAGCGATATGCACGACTGGCACGCTGCTAACGGCAACCCTGCCGATGCAGAGGCCATGAAGGCACTCGATACGCACGCGCACGATCTCAACGACTTCGTGCTCGGCAAGCCGATGGGCGGGGGCAACCCCAACTCCCGGTGGGAGCGAACGTACCGTGTAATGCGGGACATGAACTTCATCCGGCAGTCAGGCTCGTTCGGCATGGCGCAACTTCCCGACATGGGTCAGCTCGTCGGCTTCACAGGCTGGCGTGCGATGGGTCAGCAGATGCCCGAGTTGGAGAACATCATCAAGCTCGCGAAAGCCGGTCAGATGGATGACCAGCTTCAGCGTGACTTGGTGAACATCTTCGGCGGCGGCACCGAGATGCACCAGCACAATCCGATCTGGAAAGACATCAGCGAGTTCACTCCCGACTCGGGCTTAACCAAGCTCGAATCGATGACACGCACTGGCGCAAACGCCATGTCGTACGCGAACGGGATGATGGGCGTGCGGACGTTCGAGAAGACCATTGCCGGTCGCGCTATCGCGCAGCGGTTGATGGACTACGCCAACGGCACTCAGAAGATGGGTGCTGACATGGTGAAGCGTCTTGCTGCCGAAGGCTTAGGCGAAGACACGCTCGAGCAGGTCCTCGACAGGTTCCGCACACACGGGACTGTGGAGGGTCCATCGAAGAAGCTGACGCACCTGGATGTGGAGTCGTGGGCGAAGCAGTCCCCGAAGTCCTACGATGCGTTCCAGTTGGCGATGTTCCGTACCACGCGTCGGTTCATCCATGACTACACGATTGGAGAGACCGGCCCCTGGATGCACACCATCCTCGGACGACTGCTCACGCAGTTCCGCCACTTCAACTTGGTGGCGTGGTCGAAGCAAACGCTCTACGGTGTCCACCACTTCGGACCTTCAACGCTGCACGGTTGGATGATGTCCGCGCTGATGGGCGGCTTGTCGTACACCGGGTTAACCGCGATGAACTACGCGAACAATCCCGAGGAACTAGCAAAGCGGCTGTCACCCGACCACATTGGTATCGGAGCACTCAGTCGTGCTAACTGGTCCTCAATCGTTCCGATGACTAGCGGCACCCTGTCTTCGATGATGTTCAACTCGAACCCGTGGGAGTTCGGGCGTGCCTCAGGTCTCGACCAAAACGTCGTTACCGGCAACCCGTACTACGACCTCGTCTACAACAAGGCTTACGGCACGATGCGAAGCGCTGCTCAGTCGGCGTTCACCAACGACTACGTCTGGACGCAGCACGATGCACGCAACTCGATGCAAATGCTTCCCAACCTCTACGGGATGCAGAACCTGATCCACTCAGTAACGGGCAATCTCCCGAAGAGCAACTATCTTCGGCAGGGTCTGAAGCAGTAGCAAGACTCCCTCGGGCGCAGGTCAGGCCCGAGGCCCCATTCCCCCAACGGTCCCCTATGGCTTACTCCAACGTCACCTATACCGGCAATGGTTCGCAGCAGAACTTCGCTGTACCGTTCCCGTACCTTGATCCTTCGCACGTTGCTGTGACCGTCAATGGGATCGCAGCGGCGTTCGTGTGGCTGAACCCCAACACTGTCCAGATCACTGCGACCCCGGCGAACAACGCTGTGGTCCTGATCGCTCGGAACTCCAACCGACAGGCCCGCCTCTCGAGCTACGAAGACGCACAGGTCCTGACCGAAGCAGCGATGGACTTCGATGCGCTGCAACTGTTCTACGTCGCGCAGGAAGCCTTCGACGCTGTGGCCTCAGCCGCGGTCGGTGGCGATATGCTCCGTTCGATGAACCTCTCGGACGTGTACGACCTCAACGCTGCTCGGCTCAACCTCGGTGCTCTGGCGAAGGCCGGGGACTCGATGGCTGGCCCTCTGTTCCTCGCGGGTGCCCCAGGCTCCCCTAACGAAGCTGCAACGAAAGCTTACGTCGACTCAGTGCTCGGCACGGTCGGCGCAGTGTCCAGCGTCAACGGACGCGCAGGCGTCGTGGTGATCAACTCAGGGGACGTAACGGGTGCCCTAGGGTTCAGCCCGGTCAACAAGGCTGGCGACACGATGTCCGGTCTGCTGCTCCTCTCGGCGGACCCGGTGGCTGCGCTCGGCGCTGCGACCAAGCAATACGTCGATGCCCATGCGGGCGGCGGCGGAAGCACGAATGACTGGACCTTCCCGGCAGCGGCCACTTCAACGGCCACCGCGACGGTCAACAAGACTCAGGCCCCGGCTGCACTGAATGATGGCGTGGCTGACATCTCATTCCTCCGCAATGGCGGGGTGAGCGTGTATGGCTGGAAATACAACTTCGCAGTCACCGCGGCAGTGGGCGCAGGCGTCACCGACGTGGGCACCCATGTCTACGCTCGCTCTACTGCGATCAACGGTGGTGGCCTCATGGGTCACCGTGTGGTCGCTGCGGGTCCCAAGACGAACACCGGCAACTGGTTCGTCGGTGCGATGCAGCTTGCTCCCTTCGAGCGCTTCGCGGACTCCGGTCTGCTCACAGCACTATCGGGACACAAGACGACCTATGGTCTCTCAATCCAACCCGCGTACAACGAGGATGCCGGTGATGGCGCAGTCGCAGGATTCAACGTATCCGCTGGTGTGGCGTTCTCCAAGTCCACCACCGGCAGCGTCAAGCTCTGGACTGGACTGCTTGCTGAGACAGATAGTATTGCTCCAGGTGGTCACTTCGCGTACCTCAACGGTGGCTCCACGTCGGGCAGCGCCCCGGCCTCAGCCATGTTCCTTGCTGGCGACTTCGACAAGGGTATCGACTTCCGTAGTGCAACGCTGACTGATGTTGGTGGTGCGATTGCTGTGTGGCTCGCTCAGGGCCAGCAGATCAACTACGGTTCGGTCTCCAAGATTTACGAAGACGTGAGTGGCAACCTCACCTTCTCCGACTCGATTGCTGGCGCTCACACGCTCGCAGCCCTGGCGGCAGGTGGTGGCGGTTCGATCCTCTCGACGAACAACACGTTCACCGGCAACAACATCTTCAACAAGAACGATGCGGTCAACGCACCGACCGTTCTGGTTGAGTCGCTCGCGCAGGGTGCGCTGTCGGCTGGCGGCATTCTCGCCACCGGCTACACGACCTCGTTCGACGTTCGCAAGACCGCGCTTATCTCGGAAGCTGCTGCAGGGTTCTACTCGACAGCGGCGTACATCCAGCACAAGGTCACTGGCAACACGACCGTTAACGCTGGCTCCGCGGGTCTCCGTGTCGCACTCGATACGACGCAGACTCGCACCGGGTCGGTCACCAACGACGCCACCGCGGTCTACGCTGGTCTGCGTAACGCTGGCACGGATGTGGGTGGCTTCGGCTACCACGTCGATGCCTACCACGCAGCCTCGGGCAGCAACTCGGTGACGTATGGCTACAGCGCCGAGATGTACCGCACCACGACCGCGGGCTTCACCATTGGCTACCGTCTGCAAACTCTGGACGCTGGCTTCGGTGGTGGTCAAGACAACGACTATGGGTTCGCTGCGATCCCCGGTGGGGGCACCACGAAGTTCAAGTCAGTGTTCGCTGGCGGCATTGCTGAAGTTGGCGTGCTCTCCTGCAACCGCGGTCTGGACTTCCGGTATCTCTCGCCGTCAGTGTCTTCGATCACGATCCCGAGTGACACCGCAATGTTCTGGGATACGGGCGAAGGCATCAGCCAGAAGTTCAAGTCGAGCACGGGTGACATCGAGTTCTCCAACCTCGGGACACAGCACTTCGGTCTCGGGATGTCGAACGGTGTGCTCAAGCAGTGGGACGGTACCAACGGTGCGTTCGGTGACTACTATGTCGACGCAGCGGGTACGCAATCTGCGGTCCTCAGCGTTCGCTCGGGTGCCCGCACGTCTGCTCCTGCGAACCCTAGCTCGATCTCCAACTGGCTCGTCATCAAGCTCGACGGAACCAAGTATCGTCTTCCACTCTACCTGTAAGGAGTCGCCGTGCCAGTTTCAATTCAGCGGCTCATGCAGGATGCAGCGGATGCCGAAGCTCAGGTCCGTGCAACGCCCCCGCCGATTCCTGCGGGGCTGGCAACAATCGCCACAAGTGGCGCGGCATCGGACCTAACCGGAACGGTGCCTGCCACGAAGGGCGGATCGTTGGTGTTGTTGCAGACCTACGCACCCGCGAACGTCCTGACGGTTGATGTCACCTCCGTGATAACGGGGACCTATGACGAATACGTCATCGACTTCCTCAACCTGTTGCCAGCGACGAATGCGGTAGCTTTGAACTTCACCCTGTCGACCGACAACGGTTCAACTTGGTTGAGCGCGAACTACAGTTACGCGCACAGCATCGTGGTCCAGCCTGGGTCAGCAGTGACCTCGGGTGGGTCCTCGTCCGCTGCAACTATTCAACCTGTTGCCTCAGCACTGGCAACATCCCCGCTGATTGGTACCAGTGGCTCGATCAAGCTCTTCGATCCACGGAACACCAGCTTCGGCAAGCACATGATGTACGACCTGATCAATCAGGCGTCGACTGACAGTCTGCTCCGCAAGATCAGCGGCTTCGGTGCAAACAGCACCTTGTCCGCGGTAACCGCACTGCGCTTCCAGTTCAGTTCGGGAAACATCCTCTCAGGCAGCGTCCGAGTCTTCGGCGTCGCCAAATCGTAACCTTCCTCAAGGACCCTCATGGACCGCATTCAAGTCGCCAAGCTCGCCGTCGAAAACAACGCCCTGCAACTCGAGAACATCCGCCTCAGCATGGAAGTGCTGAAGGGCAACGGGCGTGAATTCATGGCGCAGCAACCGGCGCTCTTGGCTGAACTGAAGGCCGCGCAAGACGAAGCCGCTGAAGCCGCGAAGCCTGCGGATGCACCGGCAGCGCCCGCCACGGAGTAACCCATGACTTACTCCGTTGCTCAGTACACCGGGAACGGAAGTCAGTCAAACTTCGCAATCCCGTTCCCGTTCATCTCGCGGGACCATGTAGTCGTCGAAGTTAACGCCATCACCGTGACCCCGACGTGGATCACCGATGGTCTCATCTCGATCAGTCCTGCGCCAGCCAACGGCGCGTTGATCCTGATCTTCCGTAGCTCTAACCGCAGCGGCCCCCTGGTCGACTTTCAGGATGCACAAGTCCTGACTGCTGATGCGCTGGACGTTGCCAACCTGCAGGCGATCTACATCGCGCAGGAAGCATTCGATGCCAGCCTTACCGCGACGGGGAGTGACGAACTCTCCGCTGCGGTGGCCGCGGCGCAAGGCTATGCCGCGTCTGCAAACACGTCAGCAACAAGCGCTACGTCCTCAGCCTCATCGGCCTCGACCAGCGCAACCAATGCCGCAGCCTCAGCGACGGCGGCAGGTGCCTCAGCGTCCGCTGCTGCAGCCTCTGCCACGACGGCGGCGGGCTTCGCTACGAGTGCTCTGCTCAAGGCGAACAACCTGTCGGACCTCGTCAGTGCCTCGACGGCGCGGACGAACCTGGGTCTCGGCACCGCCGCTGTGGTAGCGCTCACCGCGCTGCTGCAAGCGTCGAACAATCTGTCGGATGTCACGACTCCCGCTACAGCCCGTACCAACCTGGGTCTCGGGACCTCAGCAACTCACGCATCCACCGACTTCCTGCTGGCTGCGAACAACCTCTCCGACGTTACCGCGGCAACTGCGCGGACGAACCTCGGACTCGGTGCTATAGCTACCCACCCGACCACGGACTTCGTGCAGACGGCGGGCGACACGATGACAGGTGTGCTGACCTCAAACGTCGCGGAGTCGGGTGGTGTTGCCATCTTCGCCAAACTCAAGAACTCCACCGCGGCGAACGCCAACGGTTCGCGATGGGCATGGCAAGCAGGGCACGTCACCACCAAGGACTACCTCGCGCTGATGCCGCTCGATGACACCGATACCGGCACCACAGCGGTGTTCCGCATCTGGCGCACCGGCACGACGATCGGTCAGGTCGAGTGGCGCAACGGCGCACGCTGCACCTTCGGCAGTGTCACGGACGACGGTGTGTCCAGTCTTCAGGCCGACACCTTCTCACTAACCGGCACGACCACGATGTCGATGGTCAGCGGAACGATGACGTTGACGGGTACCAATGTCGACAAGGCTGCGACGATCACGTTCCAAACGGAGTTCGATAATGGCACCGTCGGCGCATCCAAGACGATCAACTGGGGTGCCGCGCAGTACCAGAAGATGCTCTGCACGGCGTCGACCAACTTCACGTTGACCTTCACCGCTGGCACGGGTCCCGCTGTGTATCACCTTAAGATCACCCAAGCCTCAACAGGGGCCGGTTCAGTGATGACCCTGCCCGCTGGCAAGTGGCCCGCTCGGTATCTCGCGGCGGACAAGCTGCTCTCCACTGCCGTCAACAAGGTGGACCTGCTGGTCGCCAAATGGGACGGCTCAACGTGGTGGTACTCACTCGAGAAGGATTGGGCGTAAGCCATGTCAACTATCACCCGTGTAGGTACTGACGCGACAGCGAATGCAAGTGCCACTCCGGTGTCACCAACGTACCCCACGGGGATCGCTGCGGGAGATATGCTCATTATCACGGTCGCCGTCAATGGCACCGGGACGGTGACTACTCCCGCAGGCTACACCCTGATGGACACACTCACCGAGAACGTCTTGGTTGTACGAGAGTACGCCAAGATCGCCTCGGGTTCCGAGACTGGTGCGCTGGCAATCGCTTTCGCCACCGCAACCGGTGCTGTCGCCACGATCAAGGCTCGTCGATCCTCAACAGGTTTCGACACAACGCTGGCGAACAACTTCTCCACGTTCAAGCACGACGTTAATACCGGCACGATCACCACGATCACCACAACCGCTATGACTGGCGTGCCTGTTGGTGCGTGGCTGGAAGCGCACGGCGGTGCGAACAAGGCTGTCACGTCCGGTGTAACCGTAACCGTTACAGGTACCAACTGGACTGAACGTACTGACGATGTGAACAGCACCACGGCACGAACTGCTCTGGACACTGCAGACAACACCACAGACACCGGCACGGCGAACTCTTGCATCTTCACTTGGAGTGGGGGTAATGACAACGTCGCTGCCATTTCTTACTACATCTTTGGTCTCCCCGCGAAAGCCGGGAACACCTTCTTCTGGTCAATGTGACATGGACCCTACTACTGTTGCAACCGCTCTTGGCATCGTCAACACCCTGCTGATCGCGGTGTTCGGCCATGTCTACAGGAGCATCTACATGGAACGCAAGGAACGCACCAAGTCGGTAGCCGACCTCGACACTCAAGTCAACAACTTCCGCGCTGAAGTACCGACGCACTACGTCCGCAAGGAAGACCTCCGCGAAGATATGCAGTACCTCAAGACACGAATCGACGCGGTGTACGAGCACGTCTTGGCACAGGGTCGCAGATGAGCCGCGATAAGGCCGACGTAGAATTCCTGGCTAACCTGCACGCTCTTCTCGCTGACGACTTCCTCGAGCTTCTCACGAAGGGTCGTCTGGTCGAGGTCAAGGATCGCGAGACCGGTGAAGTGGAAGTGGTCAGGATGAAACCCGACGCTGCCACCTACAACCAGATTCGCCAGTTCCTCAAGGACAACCACATCGACACAGCCCCCGGGAAGTCCAAGAAGCTCCTCAACATCGCCGCTGCACTGCCTTTCGGGGACGATGAGGAACTCCCGGGGGACCCCAAGGGGATGCACTAAACCCTTGCGGAAACAGGCTGACATTAGCCGCTGCTGGTTGGACAAACCCTAGCAGGTATCCTAGGTAGCACCCCCTCCCGTAGAATCGATCCTAAGCGGTTCTACGCAGTCTCATGCAGTAACCCATTGATCTACAAAGGAACCCATATGCCATTCCCCCTCATCGCCTTCCTGGCTGTCGTCGCCGTGATCGTCGTCCTCGCGTTCAAGAACCGCGCCCGTATCGCCGCGGAAGCTGTCCGTGAAGCCGCCCAAGGTGACGCTGCAGCCGCCAAGGTGAAGGCCACTGTCGACGCAATCGACGGGACCGTCGCTGCCGTCAAGGACGTGGTGACCAAGTAATGTGGGACATCATTGTTGACGTGCTGGCCCTGGTTGGAGCTTGCACCGTCTTCGTCCTAGCGGTCAGCCTCTACAACTTCATGTTCAGGCAACGACCGTGAAGCTCAGACCTGTAGCCGCGGCACTTGCCGAGGAACGGGTCAAGGGTGATTTCAGGAACTTCCTCTTCCTCATGTGGAAGTTCCTGCGACTCCCCGACCCCACAGAGGTCCAGTACGACATAGCCGAGTACCTGCAGTCTGGTCCGCGTCGTCGTATGGTCCAGGCGTTCCGTGGTGTCGGGAAGTCGTGGATCACTGCCGCCTACGTTCTGTGGCGGCTATTCAAGAACCCCAACGAGCGCGTGCTCGTCATCTCAGCCTCGAAGGACCGGGCTGATGCCTTCTCGATCTTCGTCAAGCGTGTGATCGCGGAGTGGGACTTGCTCGAGGACCTGCGCCCTGAACCCGGGATGCGCGACTCGAACATCGCCTTCGACGTGGGTGGCTCAGAAGCTCACCAAGCTCCCTCGGTGAAGTCCATCGGGATCACCGGCCAGATCGCAGGGTCCCGGGCAACGATCATCGTCCCCGACGATATCGAGATTCCCAAGAACTCCCTCACGGCACTGATGCGCGAGCGGCTCGCTGAGTCGATCAAGGAGTTCGACGCTGTGCTCACCCCGGGTGGTGAGATTGTCTACCTCGGCACTCCGCAGACCGAGATGTCCGTGTACAACGTCCTGCCGGAACGTGGCTACGACGTACGCGTGTGGCCTGCTCAGTACCCCGGCGCAGTGACGCCCACCTTGTCGCCCCTGTTGGCCGCTAGGCTGACCGCTGATCTGGCCGGTATGAAGGACAAGCCGACCGACCCTGCACGCTTCACGATCATCGATCTGATGGAGCGTCAGGCGTCCTACGGTCGCTCAGGCTACGCCCTGCAGTTCATGCTCGACACGACGATGTCGGATGCGAACCGCTACCCGCTCAAGCTCTCCGACCTCATGGTCATGGGCCTGACTCCCGATCTGCTCCCGGTGAAGCTCGCCTGGGGCAGCGGCCCCGACCAAGTCCACAAGGACCTCCCGGTCGTGGGGCTGACAGGAGACCGCTGGAACCGGCCTCTGTTCATCGCGAGGGACGAGAAGGGCAACACGCAGTTCGTCCACCCGCAGGGTGTGATGATGGCTATCGACCCCTCGGGCCGCGGCAAGGACGAGACAGGGTACGCCGTAGTCGCCATGTGTAACGGCCTGCTCTACGTCCTCGCCTGCGGTGGCCTTGCTGGCGGTTACAGCGACGAGACCCTGCAGACCCTGGCTAACATCGCCAAGCGCTTCAAGGTGACGTGGATCAGGATCGAGCCTAACTTCGGTGACGGGATGTTCGACAAGCTCTTCGCACCGTTCCTCGCGAGGACCTACCCCTGCACCATCGATCCAGATGCACCGCGGTCGTCAGTGCAGAAGGAGAAGCGGATCATTGACATCCTCGAGCCTGTGTTCAACCAGCACCGCATAGTGTTCGACGAGTCCATCGTCCACTCAGACTTCAAGACTGAAGACCCGAAGTACCAGTTGTTCTACCAGATCACCCGCATCACTCGAGACCGAGGGGCACTGGGACAGGACGACAGGGTCGACGCCCTTGCTCAAGCAGTTGGGTATTGGGTCGAGGTCATGGACAAGGACACCGACAAAGTGGTGCAGGAGCACAAGGACGCACTGCTCGACGAGGAGTTGAACAAGTTCATGGGTCAAGTCTTGGGCTACACCCCTAGGGGACCCAATGCGTTACACCTTGGGTTCGATGGGTAAACGCTGACAGACGTATAGAGGACACTAAGGTGTTACCTAGGTGACACCTAGGTTTACCTATAGGTGTTCTCTAGGTAGTCGTAGATATAGGTGACACCTTAGGTACCACACTGGCACACCTCAGAATCACCTCAGGATCACCTATGGGGTCCCGAAGGGGGCTGATCGTCATGCCCCTCGATCCTGTCGACGATCTTGTGCAGAGCATCGGCCACCCAGTGCCAGCGATGGTCCTGGGTGTCCCGCACCTTTAGCACCTCGAGCAAGCGATCCATCGAGTTCACGAACCTCGAGCGTGCCTGGGTGCGTGTCTCCTGTGGGTCCATGCAGGTGAGATTGAGCCAATGCAGCGAAGTTCAAGTGTAAACGTCACAAAAATGCGTGGAGGTTGGCGAGCCGAGCCGAGCCGGGATTCCCCCCATCGGCCCTCCTGGTTCTCGGGGTGGTCGGCTAGGGATGGTCGACCGGCCGACAGGGGTGATTAACGTCACACTCGCACGGCACACCAAGTGCTAGAGCATTGATTGTACACGGTATGCACTAGCTGATACAGCAAGTGCTAACCCTATGGGCACTCCATCGTGGCACGCAAGGGGCGCATAGGGGGTCGCAAGGGGTCGCGTGGATGATTCGAGCGTGCGTCTGCGCTCGGGGTATTTTTTGTCTTGCAACCCTTTGGGCACTCCTGCGGCACACCAATCGCACACCCAATCGAGCCACCAAGGGGTGACGCACAGCGGCAGTCACTGACGTTTTACGCGCAATGTGACGCACAGCGGCAGTCATCAATAACCGTGCCAATTGGTCAAGTGTATGATTTACCTGGATTTTGTTGTATTGGCACAGTCAGTGCATCATGTATCGGTGCAGAAACCCATTAATCATAGTGACAGACGCCCAACAATCGGAGTAAACATCATGCCCCGCTCTGAATACGCCGCAAACGTAGCACTCGCAGATGCAATCAGCATTGCCCAATCGCTGCCCGATGCACTCGCAGACGCGATCATAGCAACACTGCGCGATGATGATGCGGACCTAGTGCAGAGAATCCGCGCCGACCGCAAGCGTGCGTTTCTGTTCGCCTAACGTAGCACCTAGCGCATTAGACCGTGCGCTAGCTAGTACGTTAGCAAAGGGGTTTCAAATGAATCGATACAGCACATTCGGCTACTTGCTCTGTCAATCGGTGAACGCATGAAGTATCACCTAACGCCAATCAGCAGGAATGCTAAGACTGGCCCAATACCGGTCAGCACTAGCAGTGCGGAAACGTGCCCCGATGTTTGCCCGTTCAAGCGTGACACTACGGTAAACGGGTGCTATGCCGATGGCGGGCCGCTCGGGATGCACTGGCAACAAGTGACCAAGGGAAAGCGCGGCACAGACTGGCCCGAATTTGTTGCCAGCATTGCAGCGTTACCGGACGGTCAACTGTGGCGGCACAATCAGGCGGGTGACCTACCGGGCGTTAATGATGCTCTGGACACTGAGGCATTGGCGCAGCTAGTCGCAGCGAACAAAGGAAAGCGTGGTTTCACCTATACGCACAAGCCTTTGAACACTGACAGCGAGCGGGACGCCATTAAACGGGCTAACGCTGACGGTTTCACGGTCAACCTATCAGCTAATAGCTTGGCGCACGCTGACGCACTGGCGGGCCTAGAAATAGGGCCTGTTGCCGTGGTATTGGATGCTGCCCAAACGGTCAACACATTGACGCCTAGCGGGCGTAAGGTTGTAGTGTGCCCTGCGACGCAACGGGATGACGTATCGTGCGCTAGCTGTCAACTGTGCCAGCGTCAGCGCAGCGTGATTGTAGGCTTTCCGGCTCATGGAGCTAGCGCCAAGCGTGCGACGCGTATCGCAGTGAGTTACAAGGGACGTGATTTGGTGTAACCTAGCAGTTAACGCATTGAACTAACCCGAAGGGCTTAGGTATGTACAAGGCAATCGACGGTAAAGAGCATCTGAAAATTCTCGCGCTAGTGCCAAGCGTACGCGAGCAGGTATGCCACCACCAAAGCGCCAGCTACAACGGACGTATGCCACTGACCGGGCGTCTGGTCTGTCATATGTGCGGGACTGAAGTGGAAAGCGTACCTGAGCCTGTCATGCGCTGCCCGGGCAAGGTTCGCCGCGATGGTACAGAGTGGGGCGGTCGGCCAATGGCACGCTGCGACCGTCACTGCGGTTTCTGGTGTTCCGTGGAATGGGTAGAGAAGCACTCGGCCTGACGTAGCCTCTAGCGCATGGTGACGTGCGCTAGGTGATGCGAAGGCATCCCAATCGGTCGCGTGGACCGATTGAACTAACCCGAAGGGGTAACAATGAAACAATCGATTCTGCACGGTTCGCACCTTAAGCACGTCCGCATCTGGCTGCATCGCGACAACCGGCCTGCTACGGTTCGCGGGTATGACGTGCGGCCTGAGGCATTTACTCAGGTGCCGTTTGGCGTGATGCCTTGTCACGTTCACAGGGACTACTTCAACGACGGTCGCAAGGCCAAGACGTGGGCGGTAACTGACTCGCTGACCGGTGCCTGTGTCACGCACGGTCAACCGTCGGCGGATGCTGCCATCTATCGGGCGGCAATGATCCTGAGCGGCAAAACGCTCGCGGTGTATCACGAAGCGCAGCGCAAGTGCTTGGACACTCAGACCAAGCTCGCACTGCAAGGGCTGGCAATCGCTGCCTAACGTAGCCTGTAGCGCATCGGAAGGTGCGCTATTGAGTACGTTGGACTAACCAGAAGGAGAAGTGATGCTACTGAAAACTGAATGGTTCAAAGGCATGGATGGCGAAGCGCAGGTGCCTGGGCAAGTAGAGGCGGCAGGCGAAGTCCTCGAACGTGAGGGATTCGCGCTCCCTGGTGACGGTGTGGACATGGCAATAGCTGCCTGTCTGCCCAACAGCGCGGACGCGGAAACGCTCGTGAGGCACCTGGGCTACATCATCAACGAGTTGTCGAAGTTTCGCACCAATGTGATTCGGGGGACGGAATGATCAAAGCACCCTTTGACCGTCCTGACTTGTTCGTCGGGTCCCATCGGCCCGCAGTGGGTCGCCCGCCACACTTTCACCTGCGCTCGGGACTGTCAGTGACACAGCAAGTGATAGCGCTGCAGTTGGTCGAGGCTGAGTATCCCGCGCTTGGCTACGGCACTAGCTTGGACCCGACTAACAACGTGATCAGGACGTACAGCGCGGACTGACGTAACAGGTAGCGCATGGCGACGTGCGCTACAGGGTACGAAGTCGTAGAAGTTGGACTAACCAGAAGGAGAACCATGAAACCGAAACGCAAACCCCTTGGGTCCCCTGTGGAGTCACCACAGTACCCCAAAGCTCGCACGCAACGGGGCACCGTGGTCGAGGTAGTGATGCACCAAGGGTGCGGCCTTATGCGTGTCGAGTGGGACGGGCACATCGGTGTCTGTCACGCCGCGGCACTCGAAGGGCTGACGCCTGAGGATCAGAAACGCATCGATGCAATGGAGAAAGCATGACAACCACAAAGGAACTGTTGCAGCAAGCGAAGGATGCTGGTGCGACGTTTGGTGAGTGCATAGAAGTCTTCGGGATCAAGCGCGACTCGGACCCGATCACCAAAACCGCTTTCGATAAGTATCACCGTGAGGGTGAGCTTGAGATTGACGAAACCACGGTGCGCTCGGGCAGTGATGACGACGGCGACTACGTCCTAGCGTGGGTGTGGGTCTACAACAGCGACGTTACACGCCTCTGCATGGAATGCGGGGACATTCTCGTTCACGACTACTCAGGCATTCCGTACTACTGCGAAACGTGCGACCGCGAGGTGGTCCTGTGACCCCATTCAACACCAAGGTGACCCGCGTCACCAACAAGGAGTACCGCACGGACGGCGGCAAGGTGCGAGCGATAGCAGTCACGCTCGGGCCTGCTGACGTGATCGAGTTTCGCCCACTGCGCGGCAAGGCAGTAACGCTGCCGGTGGAACACCTGTACTGGCTGGCGGTTCGCGCCGCTGTCTGATTGAACTAACCCAAAGGACATACGACCATGAAGAAAACCATCCTGTTCGCCGCGATCCTGGCAGCGTCCATGAACGCCAACGCGACGCTGTTCTGTGACGGTGACAACACCCCGGGGATCGTGACGTGGAACGTGGGCCAGAACACCGACGCCATGCACGCCTTGAGCTTCGACACCGGAGTGGAGTGCTTCGCCACTGGCGCTGAACTGCACTTCATACAACAGAACTACCCGGGCCTTCGCAACAGGCTCAACGTGAAGTTCATCAACTGGTACGGTGAGGACGCGCAGTTCATCGTGGGCAACCTGTAAGCGGCACTAAGGGACGTTGGGCGTCAGTTAGTTTCTGACAACACTCGGACAAGCGACTTACAACACAGGCACGCATCGTGCTACCTACCTCCCGAGGCGAGGTTCGTGGTACGATGCGTCAGTGGTGCATGAGTCGAGCCGGGGGCTAGTTCGTATCATCATTGCGGAACGGTGACCATCCTACAGGCCATAAGCCTGAACCACCGGGGTCCGACCAACCTGAGGGAGCCGGGATGTACTTTATGTCAATGGGTTTCGAGTTGTTGGTTTGTCGTGCGTTTATAGAAGGGAGAAGGTACTATGCTCAGATCGATGATGGCACAGTCGAAATCGGGTGCGGTCCTATCTTCATCTCGGCATCAAGAAGCAGTCGGGACGCATCAGGCGGCACATGGGGAGAGAGCAGTGACTTCGATAAACTCTGTCGGGCTTTCGAGGCTGATGGAAGCGTTGAGGATACTGCGCGAGGCGACGGGGAATGCAGAGTTACAGATGCAGACTATGGTCACCTTCGTGTACATCGCGCAGCGACACCCCAACGAGGTTCCATCGGGTGAGATTGAAAAACTGCTAGGCATCGCGCAGACCACGGTATCACGCAACCTGCAGTACCTAGGGAAAGGTCAGCGCGACGCGAAAGGGAACGTGGTCCTCGGTGGGTACAAGCTCATCGAAACCGCTGAGGACCCGTTCTACCGCAAGCGAAAGCTGTCGAAGCTCACAACGAAAGGCGAGGGCGTGGCTGCGAAGATCGCGGCTGCGCTTTCGTTCTAAAAGGGATGTTATGACTGCGAAGATGTTGTTGTACAAGGCAATCTACGGGGGCCGTCTGACTTTGCTGCAGACTCTCCGAGTCAACTTCTATTGCTGGCGCACTTGCCGTCCTTACTTTGTTCCCGTACGGGGACGCTGATGCCACTACTCAATCGCAACGGTGTGTTCTACGCGGACTTCCGAAGGCGGGGCGGGGGTCTCATCTCCTGCCGCACGCGTGACAAGCTGCAAGCAGAGCAGGAGTACGCGAGGCTGCAGCTAGCGCTCGCTGAGGGCAGGGCCGTAACGGGCATGGTTACAGGCACCACGCTCGGGCAGGCGTTCGACATGGCTGAGAAGATGCAGTTCAGGAAGCTCAAGTCGAGTCGCACCCTTGGGTTCCATCGCAAGGCAATCGCAAGTGCAATCCCCGAGGACACCCCTTTGGCCGACATATCGGTCGACCATGCGTCCACCCTGGTCGCCGCGCTCGAGGGCAAGGGGAACGGACTGGCAACCATCAACCGCACCATGCAGACGCTAACGCGTGTGTTGGGACTCGCGGTCGAATGGCGGATGCTCGACTCAGCACCGAAGCTTCCCCGCTTCAAGGAATCTCGGGGGCGCATCCGTGTGATCGACTACGCTGAAGAGAAGGCTATCTGTGCCGAGTTCGAGCGCATCGGGAAGCACGAGATGGCGCTGCTGGTCACGCTGCTGATCGACACCGGCCTGCGCCTCGGGGAGTACCTGCACCGCGAGCGCATGGCCTACCACAAGGCGAAGAGCATGGTCGAACTGTGGGAGACCAAGGCAGGCACCGGACGCACCGTGCCGCTGACTCCGCGGGCCGCTGCTGCCCTTGAGGCACTCCTTGCGACCCCGAAGCTCACCAAGGACCAGATCGAGTCACGGTGGCAGACCATGCGCCGGAACATCGGCATGGCCGGGGACAAGCAGTTCGTGATCCATGCGCTGCGCCACACCTGCTGCACGCGCCTGTGGCAGTCGGGGAAGCTCCAGGCTGCACACATCATGGCGTGGATGGGCCACAAGGACCTGAAGACCACGATGAGGTACACCCATCTGGTCCACGCTGATCTGGTCGTCGGTGCCGATGCACTCGCGCATGGGTTCGCGCAGGCCAGTGAGCAACTGCAACGCGTCGAGTGACGCGCTTTGAACCCAACTGTGACGCGCAAGTGTGTGACGTGGTGCATAGACCCATGCGGAAGAGGGTACGGCAACACCGTTTCCTCTTCTGGATCAGTCTGTTGTATGATCTGTGACGAGGCCCAGATGGCGGAATTGGTAGACGCACTAGGTTCAGGTCCTAGGAGTTACTGCATGGATTCAAGGGCCTGTCCCCGACTGTACCACGTCACACGCGAAACAGGGGGTAAACGCTGATGAACGCACTACCCCCGGGTGACCCATAGGTTTACCCCATAGGTGTTACCAGAGGTTCTCGAAAGGGAGCCTCTGGTTTCGTTTGACCTTACCTACTAGGGAGCGCATGGATGGAACAAGCAACACCTGAATTGATGAGAAGGGAATGCGAGCTTGAGAAGGAAGCGGTGGGCCTAGGTCAAGGCCGCTACTACTCGACCCTCGCAGCACGAGGGCTGGAAGAGTCGCAGCCGGGTGGCTGGATGATCAAGAAGATGATCACCCCGCTGGCTGCGGAGATTACACAGTGGGTCAAGGACGCTGAGGACGGCAAGGCGTCACGCAACGCGGGGTTGGCACTGTTCCTCAGCCAGTTCGACCCGTTCGACGTGGCGTTCATCACCGCACGCAAGGTGGTCGCCTCGTTCGACGGCACAGGTCGGCTCACGAACGCTGCAATGGGACTCACCCGTATGCTGGAAGAGGCCAGCATGAGTGACGCACTACGCAAGGCCGACCCGAAGGCATGGAAGCGGCTGCAGACGAAGATCGAGCGGTGCCCGTATCCCAACAAGCGCTACATCCTGACCCGCAAGGCGATGGGACAGGCACAAGTCAAGCGCATCTCGTGGTCCCTCACGGATCGCGTTCGACTTGGTGTCCACCTGATCGCGCTGTGTGCGGACACGTCCGGTGCATTCACCATCGAGGCGAGGTTCGTCAACAAGAACCACTCGGTGAACTTCCTCGTCCCGCATCAAGAGACTCTCGACAAGCTGGCCGAGGCTCACGAGCGGTGTGCGCTGAACTCACCCTGGTACCTGCCGATGGTCGTACCCCCGCGCCCGTGGACCACGCTCCGCGACGGTGGCTACCTCGACACGCGTGGTCTTCGCCGGTGGTTGGTCAACAGTCACGCGCTGGACAAGAGCTACATCGAGGCACTGAAGGAAGCACCGATGCCGATGGTCTACGAGGCAGTCAACGCTGTGCAGGCGACGCCTTGGCGCATCAACCGGCGCGTGCATGAAGTGTTGCGTGATCTGTGGGACGCAGGCAGTACGCTCGGGAAGCTCCCGGCTCGCGACAATCTGCCGCTGCCGTCAGCACCGTGGACCGATGAGCCTGACCACGACACCGACGAGTACAAGGCGCACCGCGCATCACTGGCCCGCACCCACGAGGCCAACGGCAAGCTCCGCGGCAAGCGGCTGGCGCTGCAGAGTAAGTTGTACGTCGCGGACAAGTTCTCCGAGTACGACGCGATCTACTTCCCGCACTGCGTGGACTTCCGCGGTCGCCTGTACCCCGTGCCACCCCTTGTGAACCCTCAGGCGGACGATACAGGCCGCGCTATGCTCGAGTTCGCAGCCGGTGTGGAACTCGGTGAGGATGGCGCATGGTGGCTCGCGATCCACGGAGCCAACACCTTCGGGTTCGACAAGGTGCCGTTCGACAACCGTGTGCAGTGGGTCGAGGAACACCAAGACGCAATCCGCGACTCCGCGCTGAACCCGCTGGACGGTGAACGCTTCTGGTGTGGTGCTGACGATCCGTTCATGTTCCTAGCGTTCTGCTTCGAGTGGGCCAAGCTGCAGGATTGGGTCGGCTCGGGTCAGCCGCAGGAGCAATTCTCGTCGCACCTGCCGGTGGCATGGGACGGCTCATGTAACGGTCTACAAAATTTTAGCGCCATGTTGCGTGATCCAATTGGCGGTGCAGCCACAAATCTCGTCCCCTCTCCCACGCCTGCGGACATTTATCAGCGCGTGGCTGACGTAGCATCGGCACAGGTCGAGCGTGACGCAGCGAACGGCGAAGTGAATGCCGTGTACTGGAAGGGCAAGGTCGCACGCAAGATCGCGAAGCGCCCGACCATGACACTGCCGTATGGCTCGGGTCGCTACGGGTTCCGCGATCAACTGCGGTCGGAGTTGCAGAAGATCAGGCTTGACGAGGGTCAGTCGTACATCAAGGGCGACGAGTTTCTCTGCTCCATGTATCTCGCCAACGTGCTGTACGACGCGCTGAGTCAGGTGGTGGTAGCCGCACGCACTGCGATGGACTGGCTGAAGGACGCGAGCAAGCCCGTCGCCGCGGCAGGGATGCCGGTGCGTTGGACTGCACCCACCGGGTTCATCGTGCAACAGGAGTACCACGAGCAACTCGGGCAGGTCGCCAACTGCACTGTCGGGGGCAGGCGTTATCAAGTCCTGGTTCACATCACCACGGACAAGATCGACAAGCGCAAGCAGGCGCAAGGCATCAGCCCCAACTTCGTTCACTCGCTCGACGCCGCGCACCTGATGCGGACGGTGAGCCTGTGTCGCGAGGCCGGGGTGGTTGACTTCGCTATGGTCCACGACTCATACGGCACGCACGCTGGCAACGCTGCGATCATGCACGCCAAGCTACGCGAGGCATTCGTGGCGCAGTACAGTGGCAACGTGTTGGCGGACCTGCGGCTCGAGCTTCTGCAGCAGGTGCCTGAGGCCGACCGAGACAAGGTGCCGGGGGTGCCACCCCAAGGCGACTTGGACCTGACCGCAGTCTTGCAGTCGGAGTATTTCTTCGCCTAATCAATGCAGTAACGCATGGGTGGGGTAAACGCTGATAGAC